TATAGTATAGGGTTGAATACTTTTACCACTTTGTGCCCCTTTATCTGTTTTGAGTGTGTTACAAGCATGAAACTTCCTGAAACCTAAATCATATAATTTATCAATGTCACGTAAACTCATTTGAGGGGATAATTTTACTATAGGATTTCTACCAACAAACTTTTCTATTCCGTTTGTATATTCGTTGTAATGTTCTATGTTTGGACAAGAAATATTAAGTTCTAATTTAATGTCTTTTGGGATCAGATGTTCTAGTTCTTTCCAATCTCCTACGTCGATGGCCGCTATACTTAATATGTTATCTGGTTTGCATTTGCCTATACCATTTATTACACCAGGATTACGTAAACCTAAAGCATTGTACCAACAACCATCTTTAAAAGAATATCTTAAGGTTTTAATCATCTGCATCAACAATCCACTTCTCTTATTAAGTGTAAAAGTTCCTATTACAGATGTGGCATTTTTGTGTGTAAGATAATTTCCAAATGGGGCTGATATGAATAACATTTTAGTATTCCTGCTTCAGTTATTTAATCCTTGCATTTCTTGTTGTACACAAATCGGAAATGTAGCAGTGGCAATCATAACCATTTCTGAATTTGTTGAATTATCTAATATTTCCTGATATGTAACTGAATGTCTAAAAGCATCAACTACACAACTACAAACAGATCTTACCTGTTCAGGCCACATAGACTGTGTAAATGGTAATTGATTTTTTTCTACTTGGTCGGCACACCCAGTAACATAACCATATATGAAACTAGAAGGATACCAATACGGTTTTGCTCCATCTGGGTGTGCCTTAACTATTGTAGTAAACAAGATAATTGCTATGGTAAAAATTAATGTTTTCATTTTTTGTTTTTTAGTTTTTTAAGTAATATCGTATCACTGTAATCTGCTTTGATTTTTTCTAATTTTTGAGCAACCTTAGCAGATTTAGAATCTTCTTTGATACGTTTTTCTAAAGCTACTGTTTGAATATATTTTTTATATAAACTATCGCAATGGTTTTTATACTTTTGATCCTCTATGCGCCATTCATCTTCAATCATCGATCGATGATCACAATACCAGTAGTATTCCATTAAGATTTCATGAGCAGGTCTGTGTTTAGTATAGATTGTTTCCATGCAATAATATTATACATGAGGCTCCGTATGACCGTGAGCGTCCTCAATATTTATACCGTCTGTGTGGCATCTATTGTGCATGATATTTTCTTTCAACACAAAAGTAAATCTTATAATTACGGCTAATGTTACTGTAAGCACTAGTAACATCGCCGTAAGACATATATACATCATATATTATTTTTTTAGTTTATGACAAACATATTTGTTGCCAATTGGTGTTTCTATTGCAATATGAGGTAATGACTCATTAGGAGCTCTACATTCGATTTGCTCCCATTTATAACCTTGAGCCAATTGCTCATTCATTGTATCAATATATTCTCTGTTGTCCATAGACCATAAAGCCAGAACGACAACGCCAAATGCTAACATGTTTTTTCTCCTTTGATAAAAAAGTGGAGCCACTGATAGGACTTGAACCTACAACCTACTGATTACAAATCAGTTGCTCTACCAATTGAGCTACAGTGGCATCACTTGCAGTATAAATCTACAAGTTCTAAAGCCTTATCACCCTTATGCCAATAACTGAAAGCCTCAGCTTCTAGTAATGCATCTTCTTTATTGTATTTCTTAGTCACATAAGCTGGTATTACTATGTCATTATTAAGAGCTACAAGGACACTGTTATTTAATCCTGCTTTACAATCTTGGGCAACATGTACTGCTTCATGTAAAAGTATTTTCCTGTATACATCTACATGTCGATTAGTTGGCCAATTGCGTTCAAGATTGGTTTTGCAAAATTCTAATCTATTCATACCCGGTCTGTAAAAGCCATCAAAATTTGTATTGGTTTTGCATAGACTTGTGTCTACTTCAATTGACACATAATTATTAAGTTTTGTAATAATGTCTTCATATGCAAAAGCAGGATGACATCCTTTTAAAGCAAAAAATACAGAAGCAAATATTATAGATATTTTTTTCATTTTTGGAACCTAACAGTATAATTCTTTCCTTCGTACATAAAACTTACAATACTATGACTGTAAATTTCTCTAGGTGTATCATTGTACCTCGTTTCGATACGACACACTCTTTTGGTGCCTCCTGTAGCATTGCTATTGTTATGACCTAGCATACCTCCAATAACTGCTCCCAATGCACCACCGTTCTCTACATTACCAACATTGTTACCAATAATACCTCCGATGATTGCACCTTTGAGAGTATCACCTGTTTTATCACCAGATACTTGTTCGTTGTAGCATACTTCTACATCGTAGGCATCTCTTTCAATTACTGTCTTGTAATGATCAGTAATTTTAGTTACGGCGCCTACATATTCGGCATTAGCCACTCCGGTAAGTCCACATAATGCACTTGCCACAGTAGCCAAAGTAATTTTAAATTTTTTCAACCTTTTCTCCTCTAGTTACTTTAGTTACTCTGTCATATTTAAATGACCGCCAGCCGTTGGCGTTAATATCCCAAACTGTAACATTACCCTTAGGAGGTTCTTTGTCACTCTTTGGATGATGGGATTCTGGAATTAGTTTAAAATTTTTCGTGCAACTCATTACACGTTCGTCGCCATTTAATTTGTTAAAGGTAACTACAAGAACTTCTTCTTTTAATTGTTTAAGTAGTTCTTCTTGTGTAGGAATACCTTTAAGTTCAGCGACTTTCGATGACACTATCTGCGAGTCCATATTTTACTGCCTTTTCCGCACTCATAAAGTTATCTCTATCCATGTCAGCCTGCAAAATATCTACAGATTGACCGGTGTGTTTTGCATACAAATCTGTCAGTCTATCTTTCCAGAATTGTAATTCTTTGTATTGTATTTCAACATCACTAGCTTGTCCTGATGTTCCGCCTAGTGGTTGATGAATCATATGTCTCGAATTTGGTAACACAAATCTTTTGCCTTTTTCTCCGGCACTGGCTAAGAAACTACCCATACTTGCCGCTATGCCCATTACAATAGTATGGACTGGACATTTAATATACTGCATGGTATCATATATACTCATTCCTGCCGTTACACTACCGCCTGGACTATTAATATGAAACCTAATTGGTTTTTCTTTGTTTTGTGATTCTAAAAACAGCATTTGTGCTACAATTAAACTTGCTGAAGTCTGACTTACTTCCGTGTCTAACATGATAATTCTATCTTTTAACAATCTTGAATAAATGTCATAGCTACGTTCACCACGTGCTTCTTTTTCTATGACTACTGGAACTAAATTAGGCATCTTGTTTTACCTCTTTCAGTGGAGTAGTTGAAGATGTATCATGATAGTCACCATCCTTCATATATCTTCTAGTTGCTACCTCTTTTACTATCATACCGTCTCGGACTTTATATACTGTTACTTCTTTTAAAAATACACCGTCTGAAATATCTTCTTGAGCGGTTGTTACAAATGGACCATCGTTCATCTTTGTCTCCCTAAATTGACTTCGTACTGTTTCGGACCTTTACTAATAAACTCCATACCAAGTTTATTTCCTATATACATACCTTTACCATTATAATTTAGCTGAATTTTGTTCCCAGCTATTGCAACTATGAGTCTGTCCTCAGGCTTGAACTGCATTACATCACCAGTGGCCTTAACGTCGTTATCGTTACAGACTATTTCGCATTTATCTTCATATCTTAACATATACTACCTTTATTCTATTAATATAACACATTGCACAAATAAATGCAAATATCAATTTAACCAAACTACACACGATATAGTTTGACATAATTAAGTTGTGTTTCGTTTACATCAAATAACTTGTTCTTTACGTGAGCTTTGACTTTTGCCTTTATTCTTCTACGTTCATTTACAGGTATTTCCCACTTAGTCCAAAATGAAATTAAGTTTCCCATCATATCAGCAGTATACACATGCTTTTCATATTGACTTATGTAGTTGGAGTTTAGAATAAGGCAGACACCTTCTACAGGATCTCCTTTTTCGCCTATAACATTACTATCTCTATATTCTGTTCTAATTGTTTTTTTGAGACTGTTTTCTTTTTGTTCTCTTAATACTAGTTCTGGAACATATGCCGCTATGCCCAATTTCTTCATAGGTATTGTTTCTGATAAAACAATGTCTAAAATATCCTGTTGAAAATCATTTAAACTTTCTCCCAACAATCCTAGAGTATATCGTCTAAAATGTTTTAATGCACTATCAACAGAATCGTAATCTTGTTCACATACTTTAATAGGTATAAAGTCTGGTGGTCTATGTTCGGGAATAAACTGAAATTTTAAATAATCTTTATTTGAAAATATTGTTTTATTGTTTGTTTCACTGAATCTTTGGGTATCTTTCATGTACCCATTATTTTTATTTTGTATAGCATAAGCATATGCTAAAACTTCTTGTGTATTAAATACTGGATTCATTTTTGCCTCTCTTTATGCCTTATTTTATACATACTAACATACTACTATGTAAAAGTCAACTAAAAATTATTTAGAGCTTTGAGTCCATTTTAGGTGGCCTAACTTATTCTTCTCAGCCCACTGCACAAATAACCCAATTTCTCTACCATGTGCTTCTATTTCCCAAGGTGCGTCCCAGTACTCAGGATCTTTGTTTAACCACGTACCTTGCCATCTATGCTTATTAGCACTATTTTCATATAATTCGCCTCTAGCAAATTGTTTAACATGCACCATTTCGTGTGCAACAGTTTCAAGTAGTCTGCGATTTCTTTGATTTTTGTGAATTTCTATTTCAAATTCACGAGGTCTATGCGGATCTGCATTGTCTTCTGGTATACAATAACCCAGAGAATCATCTCTACCAAAATTTTTCAGTTGAAAATTTACAATGACACTGCCCATGCGAGGCATCAATTTTTGATGACAAAATTCAGCCATACTTCTAACCAGCTGTTTTTGACGTTTTGAGCCACCCCTAATATAGACTTGCATATACTCTTATCCTTGCTAAATTATACAATATACTTATAATAGCAAAAATATTGGTAAAATGCAACTATTTTGGTTAACTACCGAACATTTGCATTAATTTTGGACCAAAACTACTGGCGGCCCAGCCCAAAGCTACGATTGTAACCACTCCTAGCACTAACCATTTCATTTTGAAGTCATCTACAGTCATTTTTAAAGCAATTAGCTCATTGCCTAATACTCTTACTGCAACTTCTAGTTTTCCTTGATCATCTGATTTTTGTGACATTTTTATTCCTTGATTTCTTCTTTTTCATACCCATATAGTGTTCACTTGGTTCGTAGTTCCATTTCATTCCATGATGTCCACGTATATCAGCATAAAATACTCTAAGTTTTACTAGATACTTTACCAGGGGATTCTGACTTACTTTCACTGTCGTCCTTTACTTCTTCGATGATGATAGTACCCTGATCACCGATCTTAACTTTTATTTTTGTGCCTTCTCCCCAGCCTTTGGCTTTGAGCATTTCATCAGGAATCTTCATCCGAATGTTCTTAGGGTTATCTGGGTCAGGAGAAAATATCTCCTCTTGGCTGAATGTTAATTTTCCGTCTTGTTTCATATTATATACCTATTTATTAATTTTCTTTAAATTCCAAATCAGCGGCTACTATAAACCTATTTTGCTTGGATTGAAGTATACCAGGACGATGCCAAATTTTTCCAGGATAGATCATCCAGTGTCCAGTTCTCCACGGAGCAAAATATCTACCATCGGCTTCTACTCCTCCAGGTGCTAGTTCCGTACCTGCCATTTCCAAGTCAGTAACATCATCTGGAATATGCATGTAATACACTCCACTGACAGTTTTTGTAGTTGGATCGTGATCATGATTGTGCCACAATGAATCTCTATGTTCACCAGGCAAACAGGTCATAAAACTCCAACTCTGAATATTATGTATTTTTACTTCTTTTCCCATGTATGAAAAGCAAGACCAAATGAAGCTCATTTTTAAGTTTACAAAGTCTTCATTTGGTGTTGCGAATATGTTCCAATTAGTTTGAAACTTAGGACTATTATGCCAGAACTTTCCGGCCTTGATACCCATTTCAACATTGTTACACATTCGTTGACGTGCATCTTTGCTTATAAGGTTAGTCCAATCAAAATACTCATGCACCATTTAGATAACCTACACAGTTTTCTGGTGTAGTTTCTACATACGGATCGTCATCGTCTCCATCGTTGTTGATGCCAGGTTCCTGCCACCATTTTTCAACGACACCGTCATTAATGACTGCCATATATCTCCAAGACCGCATACCAAAACCTAAATGATTTTTTCCTATAAGCATTCCCATGTATCTTGTAAAGTTACCAGAACCGTCTGGAATAACTTTTACATTTTGAATCTTTTGGTGTTTAGCCCATGCATTCATAACAAAGGCATCATTTACTGAAATACAGTAAACTTCATCTATATCTTGATTCCTGATATTGTCATAGTTTTCTTCAAAACCTGGCAATTGATATGTTGAGCAAGTAGGTGTGAATGCTCCTGGTAAACTGAACAACACTACCCGTTTACCTTTTAGTAAAGAATCACTTGTAACGTCTTGCCAACGATAAGGATTATCTCCGCCAACTGATTCATCGCGAACTCTCATTTTGAAAGTGACGCACGGTACTTTAAACCCTTTGATCATAACATTTTTTCCTTGTGTGAATAAGTGCTTTGCACTATATATTTAATCTAATCAAAACAGTAATTTCTGCTTTTTGATTTACATATATACTAGCATCACAATCAATGCTTGTCAACTAAATATTTTACGAAGGGGCATTTACTTGGAAATCTATATTTTTTTGTTGTTATTGTTAAAACATGCAGTTGTTGACTTGTGTATGCAGTCTTATAATGGTGCAGTTAAAAAAACTGAATATATAAGCAATGCTCATAAACATTATCTACAACATGGTATCTTTACGTTTGCGGTTCTATTTTTTTTCGGACCTCTTGAATTCGTCCTCTTAGCCACATTTCTCGATTATGTAGCACATTGGCATATTGATCTTGTGAAGTCGCGGATTGTACAACGTTTTGAAGTAGATCGCCAAAGTTCGACTTTTTGGACGATACAGGCTGTGGATCAGGCTTTACATTATTTGACTTATTTTGTAATTGTAATTTCATATCAGCAATACGTTGTTTGATATCACTTACCCTCCATTCCATCTCTTGCATCTTTTTTAGGTTCCTTCCATTGTAATTTTTCACGCATTTGAAGTTGTGATTTGAACTTCTTTGTTACGGCAGGATCATTACCTGATCTTGATATAAACATCTTCAGTGCCATATAGCCATCCCCCAGGAACACTAATTGATTACCATCGTATAGTTTTGCCCTGGCAGAATTATCCAAATCAAGGACTAGGTGTTTCCAATAATATTTCACTGCACTGATATTTATTTTATGTTTTCTCGGAATTTTAAAATTTGCTCTTCTGTCCATTTGTTCCCCTTGTAGTCTCTCTCTTTGAAAGGTAATGGTTTTCGATCAACATAAATTTTTACAGGACATTGATATTCTTTTAGTGTTCTTGCGAATTCTTTAGTCGTGTCTCTGCATTGATAAAAACATAGTATATCATCTTTCACAATCATTTCTTCTTTTATATCACAGGCTAACATTCCTGCCATGGCTAATTCAATGATCATATATATTAGGTCCGTCCTTTACATATACTGGTTTACAATAAGCTGTCACTCTATCTTTAGGGTCTATATAATCTTTGTATTTGTAGTTCCCGTATTGTCTAGGAATACGAGCGGCATAATATTGACATACATTTATACTTCTAAATATCATTGCATTAGGCTGGATCTTCCTAAACTCGCCTGTGCCCAGCACCACGACGAGCATAAAAGCATGGATCATTAGTAACCTCTATTCATATAGAGATAAATTACTCCACCTACAAATCCGATTATAACAATTACTAGCAATCCAATTGCACACCATTCCATGACTTGACGCCTGCGTTCTTGTTGTGCATAAATCATTGCTTGTCTTTTCTTACGAATATCTGCTTCAGTTTTAATCAGTTCATCCCACGCACTCATTCCTCTTGTCATTGTAATAAGTTGTCTAAGTTGCTCTCGCATATCTTCGGCTTTTTTCTTAGCCATAAAAACCTGCATAGCTTCTTCTTCAACCGAACCGGCCGCAAATAATTTTTTGAATAGAGGTGGTTTTTTGGTATATTCTTCAGCTTTTTTAAGATCAGATACACAGTTCATCCACCGGCCCAAATCACCCGCCATGGATTCTATATCCCTGCCTACACTAAACCCGGATTTGATTGCATTGAATGCCGCGGTTGCCCCCGCAATGGCCGTTACTGGATCTATCAAATTCTAAAGCCCTCACGCTCTGCTTATACATATTTAAAATTTTTTGAGATAGAATTATAGTAGTAGTTTATATGGTAAAATGCATTTGAGGATGAACTTGTTGTTCTGGTCCTACTACATAAGGTTGTCCTGCTATGAGTACACCACTGACTGATTGAGCATCAGTAAAAAATAGACTATGTGCTTTTGGACCATCTAGCAATAACATAGCATCAAACTTACTCATTCTTTGATAGTTAATAAAACTTAATAGTCCCCATTCATGTTTAATTTGATTCATATCACCATTTACCAAAGCATTTTTCAATGCATTGGATTCTGATGCTTCAACAAATGCAAATGCCCCCGCTATAATTGTGTCTGCTAATTTTGGTAAGGCTTGTGGATCTAAATTAGGTCTGACATCCATTGCATACATCCTTCCGGATATACCTTTACCTATTTCAACACCTAATGCTTTAAATGCTTCTTCTACCATACGTTGATTCATTTTTGCTTTTCTAGCATCCATGAATCTACCGCCTGAGCTTTGTTTTGCTTTTACTTCTGTCATTACTCCGTCTATAACAAGGTCTCCAGCCATTTCTGCAGATCGGCCTGAGAATCTAATTGATGGACTTAATACTGCTAATGCAAATTCACCTGCGCCAATACCTTGTGGTGTATATGAGTAAATGTTAGTGAACACTCTTCTTGTAAAATCATCTCCCATTAACCATTCACTGTATGCATGAACTTGATTAGGAGCCATTAATTTTTGGACATCAATAAAGCCTTGTGGATATTTTGCGACAAAGTTTTGCTTTTCAGCAAATGTGCCTTCAGTATTCATAACCATGCCTGCAAACACTTGTAATTTAGATTTAGCATCTTCGTCTGCGGCTAATACGGTAGTAATTCTTTCATCTAAGGTAGATTTTTCTAATGCTTGATATATTTTGTCAAGCATTTGTCTATCTTGTTCTGTTTGTAAACGTTGCACAATCAAATCTTTTAATTGTTCATCAGAAATATTAGGATCATACTCTAAAAGTATATTAGGATTTGGTACTGTTTTGAATTCGTTGAAACGCATATAATACTCCTAAAAGTATTTATGCAATTTTAGGAAAGAGCATATCAGTGCAGAACTTGTCTACATCTGCTTCATTCAGTCCTAAACTTTTCATTGTGCGGGGTGTATGAGGATTTTTTTGTTGGTTTTCACAGTAATAGTTTTGCGACCCTATAGTCATTTCTCTATCACCATAACCTGCATATTCAGGTATTTCTTTAAAATAAGTTTCTAAATTACTTAAAGCTAGATCTATAATTGCGGTTGCTTCTTCTTCCGACTTTACATTACCGGCGGCAATCATACTGTCTGTAAAAATATTTTGAGCCCATTCAGGTAGTTCACGTTTCTTACTTGGAATATATTCTTTAACTGAATCTTTATATCCTATTATCATAGGATGGTCTTCACCACCAGAACTAGCACTGAAATCGTGAAATGCTCCAGTCATTTTTTTAGATCCTGCTATGACATCGAAACCATATATTGGACCGTCGTTGTCAAGCTGGGGGAATATACAAACATGCATCATCCAAAGACCTTTAGTTTTTCTTGCATCAACTACATCTATATGAGCTCTTCTAATAAATTCATTTGCCCATACTCTGTTAATCCAAGTACCGTCAGGACGATTGAAGTAATCTAATCCTTCTTCTTCTATTTCTGTTGCTTGTTCATCAAAAATGTTTATAATTTGATTTTGACAGTCAATCAGTTTGTTCCATATAATGCTCAATATCTAACTCCATTAAATCTTGAAACAGTTTAGTTGCAGATTCAAACACAAACTTAGCTTCGTCTGCCATGTCATCATTGGTTTTTGCTCTAATCAACTCTTTAAGTTCTTTTTTATCAGTATCAAATTGGTACATACGACCTTCACCTGGTACTTTACGGGCAATCATTTGTCCACCACTTAAATCACCCATATGTAAAACATATATGTGAGCCATAAGTTTAGCAGGATTATCCATAATTTCTTTCATATGCATAATATAATCTCTAGTGCTTTGAACGATAGGTGGTTGCTCTTCATCTTTCCATAGTTCAAGAAAATCTTGTTCTATTTTCATTTTACGTCTTATGTCAGGTAAATCATCTAAACAACCTTGGGCACCTGCTAATGCTTCTAATAGGTCGTACTTTTTATGTTGGTTCCAAAGATATGTTGCATAAAATTTTGGATTTATTTTTCCACTTAACAACACCTTCACGTAGGATTGTCTCTCTGCGTTTTTATGGTGTTCCCAAGTTAATTCTTTTAAATTACTCATGCTTTCTCCACACGTATATTTAATGGAAAGCCTGCATTCCTAGCGGCTAAAGTGGCTTCAGTACCTTTTTGTTCTGCTATCTCAAAACTGTAAGTACCTACTATTGCACTTCCATTTGTGTGGACATCAAGTGTAATTTTTTCTGAAGTTTCTCTTGAATGTTTAAAAATACCTATCAAGACTTCAATTACAAACTCCATAGGAGTTTGATTATCATTTAAAAATACAACATTGTATTTTCCAGGATCAATTACTGTTCTCTCGATTTTTTCGTCGAGTTTTACTTCTTCAATAGTTTCAGTATTCATAATATTCCTCTAGTGTTAGGGGGGTAGTTAGCCCCCCTAGACTTTTTACTTGTCTGATGATGTACCTTCGATAGTTTTGCCTACATTTATTTCGATCTTTTTAGGCTGTAACTCTTCAGGTAACTCTCTCACAAGATGAATGTTTAGCATACCATTTGCTAATTCTGCATTTTTCACATCTACGTGATCTGCAAGGGTGAACTCTCTACGGAAGCTTCTGCCGCCAATACCTTTGTGTAGGTAATTAACATTATCTTCTCCTTTTGGAGTTGTACCTTCAATCTTTAGTGCATTACCATCTTTGGTAATATGAAGATTGTCCATACCAAACCCTGCTACTGCAAGTGAAACCATAAATTCGTTTCCATCTTCGTCTAGTTTAGCAATGTTGTATGGAGGATACCCCTGGCTATTTACACTGTTTTCAAACAGCCTGTCCATTTCATCGAACATTCTGTCGAATCCTACCATGTGTCTATGTAGTGGGGTTAAGTCTAGAGTTGTTAGTCTTGTCATTGTTTTCTCCTTTATTAAGCAAGATTAATTATAGATCCCCTATTGGGCAATCTAGTAGTAAAAGGACTCTTTCCTCTTTCTACACTATTATTTATACAATCTTTTTCCAAAGTTGTCAAGAAAAGATTAGTCCAATTCCGGCTGTAGCTATTACTAATCCACCCCAACCGCATAATATAGTCAAATAATACCGTAATTTTGTACCAAAATACAGCATACCAATTGTTACACATTTATGCATTGGACTTATAAGATATCCACAGAAATCCACGGCAAAAAACCAAGGTAAGTACTCAAGACCGTATATACTAGCTAAAATTACTGTAATTGCACCAAATCTTGAACTAGATCCTAGTGCAAAGGCTCCTGCAAAGCTGAACAAACTTAATAGTGTAAAGCCAGATATAGTATTAATATCAAGTCCTGTATTTCCAAGGAAATCTTTTATTTCATTAGTATTTGTTCTTACTAAATTTGCTAGAAATATAATCAATGCCACCCAAGCTACAAGTTTCCAATCAACATACTTTAACAATTTTGGAATATCAAATGTTTTGGTTACTATCATATAATATGCAGTCAACGAACCAAATGCCCAAAGAAAATCTATACCTGCTACGATTGCTCCTACACCTGCAATATAAGGTAATACATATCTTGTTATACGGCTGACTTTGATTGTTTCTTCTGTAGTCTTTAATTCTACATCGCTTTCTTTTACACCCCATACTAGATAGCCAATAATAAATGCAATTGATACAACTAATAGAGGCCACATGATACCCATAAATGCACTATAGGATAATCCAAATGCCGCCATTGGCAGTATTACTGTTTTTTCTAATGGTGACCAAAAATAGTAGTGGTGAGTGGATACATAATCAATCGGACCAAATTTTTCTCTACCACAGCAACCTTTATCTGGAGCAAGTGTATCTAAAATACCTGCACTTACTGTTACCCTTCCTTTTATAGGTAACAATCCTGTTATTGCACTTACCACTGCAACTACAGCCTTTTTACTTTTTAAGTTTTGAGCAAAGAAACAAAATACATCAGTAAATAATCCATGTTCTTTTACCATACCTGCAATCATCATTACAAATATTACAAGGAAAAGATATACTTGTCCTTTAATTGCTAAGTCTAAATATTCCATTAAAAATTCCTAACTTTTTTTAAGAGTTGTACTGATTGAAAACTTGATTCACTTGTTGAGTACATCTCACAAATGTAGTACACTTGGGCATGTCTTTAATACGTCTAGCACCAATGTAAGTACAGGCACTTCTGACACCTCCTAGTATTTCAGTAATTGTTGCTTCAACTGGTCCTCGGTGTGGTAATTCTACAACTTTGCCTTCTGCACCACGATAGCCGTCTTTTCTTCGACCATGCTTAGCCATTGCGGCATCTGAACTCATACCATAAAATTGTACTTTGCCATCTACTATTTCACCTTCGCTTTCATCATGTCCAGCTAACATACCACCAAGCATGACAAAATGAGAGCCTGCACCAAATGCCTTTGCAACATCTCCTGGATAAACACAACCTCCATCTGCAATGACATGTCCACCAATACCGTTGGCGGCATCTACACATTCAATCACACCTGAAAGTTGAGGTACACCTACACCTGTTTGTAATCTTGTTGTACAAACACTTCCTGGACCAATACCTACTTTAACAACGTCAGCACCTCTAATAATAAGTTCTTCAGTCATTTCGCCAGTTACTACGTTACCTGCAATAACAGTTTTGTCCGGATATGCATCTCGAATACGTTCTATAAAGTCGCCGAAGTTTTCATGATATGCATTTGCTACATCAACGCAGATAAATTTAATATCTGGATATGCTTCTAAGACCTGCTTCATAGTATTGTAATCTGCGGCTTGATTATCCCAAATGTATCCAGTGCCTGTGCAAACACTAATATACTTCATTTTAATTCCGCTACCAATAGCTTCTTTCCAATCTTCAAAAGAGTTATGTTTACCAATTACAGTAAGCATCTTATGATTTTGTAATTCTTTCGCCATTGAAAATGTGCCAACACCATCCATGTTACTTGCTATGATAGGAATGCCTGTCCATTCGTTACCGCTATTATGGAATTTTATTGTACGGGTTAAATCTACATCACGCCGACTTTCAAGTTTACTTCGTTTTGGTTTAAACAGAACGTCTTTGTAATCAAGTTTTACATCATCTTCTATTCTCATTACTTTACCTCTATATCTAAGAATTGTCCTTGCTCAGCTTGGGCTTGTTGTATTTGCCTTTGTCTATTATAAGTGTTTAACAAAGCAATTTTTTCCCAATACTTTTCTAACATCAATTGTGTCAATTGAATACGTTTATTATGGTGTTCTTCCATTCTCTTTTTATTGTTATAATATTCTTCTAGTCTTTCTTGTTGTAATATTTTATCATGGTGGATAGGCACATTACTTTGTAAGTTTGAAATCTGTGTCATGACTTAGCCTCATAATTAAAACTGATACTTATTCTATCTATGTTACTTTGATTACCCTGTACCGAATGTTTTAACCAACCAGGGAATATATAAAGTCCATCTGTTTTACACGGATATGTTGCTCTACTTGCACTGTAATAGGTTTGCTTGGCAACATACTCGGGTAAAAAAGCTTCTGCCCCGTCCATTCTTTCGAATTGAATATTTCCTTGGTTTTCTTCGCCATGCACATAATATACTCCGCTGAATACTGCACCAATATGATTGTGTAAATGATTATATGAACCTGGAGGATTTATGTTTAACCATATGTTGGTAATTTGCATTTCAGGAAGACCTACCTGTTGTGAACACCAATTTACTTCTTTATCCAAGTGTTCTACTAATATGTCAATTTGTGAATTATCTTTAGGAAGAATGTCTGAACTTTGAAATCCCCCAAAGTTGCTCACTACACGACCGACATCATTTTGTTTACGTTCATATGCCCAACGTTTTAATTCTTGATTGTCTATCAGGTCGGTAGCTACTTTAGACCATATTACTTGGGGAAACCATAGTTCAGTATGCATTGCCATGATTTAATATCCACGATCTATTTTTTCTTTGGCTTGTTTTTTAAGCCATCGTGCTTTACCTGCCGCTTTAGCTTTTCTTTTCTTTTCACTAGGCTTGACATAAGATTGCCTTTCTTTTATTTCTTGAATAATACCTGCTTCTTGTACTTTTTTCTTAAATTTACGTAAAGCGGCATTAACATCGTTATTACGAACTATAACCGTAATACCATCTCCTGGAGTATAGTTATCTTTACTCCATTTTCTTTTGTTATTAAATCTCAAATTTACCTCCGAGTTTTGATTCAATTTCTTCTACTGCAAATATTCTATTCGCACTAATCTTATTATACATTATTTCTTCGGCTTTTGTCAAGTAATAAGTGTTACCAAAACTAACCAAATATGATTCTAATTTCTTCCAATATGGTGGTAAATTGTCCAAATCCAAAATTACTATTTGGCTAAGTTTGTGTACATTGAGAACCCAATCTATGTCTTTTCCGTTAGGATCTTCATACATATAAACATTAAATCTATTTTTGCTTTTTGAAATGATTTCTTGGAATTGTTCTTTCACATATAAACTAGGATAAAATAAGAATACTGAAAAATTTTTATTATGTAAAAAATCAGGTGGTGTTATTATATTAATATCACTCATTGTTTATTTTTCGCCATATGCTTTTATCAGACTGTTCGCTATTTTGTATATAGCTTTGTGGTTCAATTACTGTAGTTAGATCCGGCTTTATTCTTGGTTCCGTTTTAATATCTTTTTTTTTAGATCTGTGTCTTCGTCTTTGAGATATTTTTCCCATGGTAGATTATCTATCTTACCTTGTAAATACCATATTTTGTAGTTTTTAAGTTCATCACCTGGATTATCTATTTTCCATTTTTGTTTTGCTTCTTTCCAATCATCCAATTCATCAAGGGCATCAAGATCCTCTTCTGTTAATCGATAATCTTCCGACGATGACTCTTTTTTTTCGACCTGCTCAGGTACTTCATCTGGTTCTGCTGGAATAAGTTCTGGCTCTGTTTTATTGTTATGCTTGTCCCATGCTTCGCTATAACCTGTTGCAATATGACCTGCATCTAATGGGGTAGGGTTAGAAACCTGTCCTTTGTTTTCCTCCACTGTCTCCCGTTCTGGAACACTTGGCTCATCACTGGCTTCTCCATTTGGTTCATCGTCTGCCACATTAATTTCTTGTAGGTCGTTTCTAGCTTCGTCCCCATCATCTGATCTAACATTTTCAGATTCAGGAACTGGATCGTCAATAGATTCTGTATCATCTTGTTCTTCCTTTACATATCCGGGATTGGCAATTATTTTTTCTGCACGAGCTTTTTCATACTCTTTCCAATCTTCGTCATTAGTTTTCCTGGGACGGTTAAATTCAAAAGTATACTGACTTGCAATTAGCAATAGTACTGCTAATGGATCAAATACAATTATAAGAATTATAATCACCCACCTCACTGCTTCTTCTAATAAATCCCTATCAGCTTCTTCACCGTAAACAAATTCAGCAATGTATTTTATAGGTCCTACCTCAGCCTCTAATGCTCTGTATTCCGCTTCTAAAGAATATTTTTGTTCAGTTAATGTGTCTATCTCTTGATTTGCTTTTTTAATTTTAAGCAAATTCTCTTCTATCAAATCTGTATTATTATCTGGAGTAACACTGCCTATTTCTGAACGTAGTTTGTTAATAACTTTATTTGAATCTGCAATTTCTTTTTCTGCAATATCCCGTAATCTTTTTATTTCTTCATTTGCGGATATTATGATAGGCGATTCTTTTTCTTCTAGTTTAGTAATAGTTGAAAGAATGCTTTCCCTTTTTGCAATTAATCCGTCTCTGTAATTTTCAACCTGTTTTGCAGTTCTACTACCATAGGTTCCGTCTACTCTAGTGCCTACAATGCTTTGTAATCTTCTTATACTTTCACTGTCTCGTCTATTAAGTAAATCAGATAGTGTTGCTAGATCTTCATCTATACTTGTAATCTGTGCTAGATAAGGTTCTAGCTTTCCATCTTTTCTTTCAGTTTCTTCTTGTATTATTTTTTGTTGTTCTGCTACTAATGGTTGGATTCTTGTATATGCAGTATCAATTCTTTTTTGTTCTCTATCAATTTGATCTTGAATTGTATCATTTTTATTTGCACCTTGATTTTCAGCTTCTTCTATCTTGCGTTCTGCTTTATTAATAATAATTTCTTGGCGAGTTATTTCAGTATTCAGTCGTTCTATCTTTTCAATAGATTCTGTACTTGCCGAAGTCTGTTCAATGTGTGCTTTAGATAAAAATCCAAAAATCCCCATTGAAGTGATAATCATGAGAACTATTACTGCTATGCTAAGATAGGTTTTCAGCCACCAAGTGGCTTTCTCCCAATATCTATGTAGCCATACGGCTGTTACTAGTTTACCTATCTCTAAAGTACCACCCATTATCATAATTGGTACTGCGGCCGCGGCAAAGATAGCCACTAATCCAGCAACAGAGTAATATATAGCAACTGCACTAATAGATAATGCAGTAATTAATGTCAAGACTGCTAAGAACATGTAGTATTTACCTGGATTAGCTTTTTGAAATAAATGTCCATTTATCTCTCACGGCATTATAACAGGCAGTATCTTGCCAACTTTTGTGTTTTCCATTATAATGCACAGTATTATATAATACATGACACATTTTGCTATCCTGTGGATAAATCATTCTAATGGCGACTACACCTTTAGCACTATTGTCTGGACTATACCAAGTACACCCTTCACCAGCATCTAAGTTATCTAATACAAAATAAACACATTGTTGGTGTCTATTTCTATCTTTTCTTGGAACGGAATATGCACTATTTTTAATTCCGTTACCTAGTAAATGAAAAATTGAAGTTCCAGAGTGGGTCCTATCAGCAGTCGTGAACTGTCCATAGTATTGGTTTTGAGTTGAACAACCTGTGCTAATGAGGCAAAGGAGGCTCAATAAGCTCCCAACTGTCGCTACCCGGCATTTTGCAATAAATTCCTTTAGCATTTTTAGTCTTTCCATTTTTTAGATATCTTTGTCTGTACCTAGTACAGTCATCTGATATACCTGTTGTTTTTGCAAATATTTTAACAGTTGAATCATCACACTCTATTTTTGTGATACTATCAACTTGCTCACCATTTTTTACAGTAATGTTTTGTTTCGTAGAGCAATAATTATTTTCATTTATTGCATATTTAGGAGCAGAGCTACATGCAGTAACGATGAGGCCTACTCCAATAAGGAGTAGGATTTTATGCATCGTTATTTAACTTTGCTTGATTTTTAAGTGTATCAAAAATTTCTTTCTTCATCTTAACTCTTACAAACTTATAGTGTTGACCACCTAGTTCATACCATGCAGTTTCATATTGAACATATTCATTTATTGTAGTCATAGGTACAATATGCTTAATCATTGTTGAAGAACTTTTCTTTTGATTGTTAAATTTTACTATCGTTTCTGAATCGATAGTTCCGTTAATTCTCTGTGCTAAGGCATTCAAAGCAAATGCTTTCATTTCCTCTTCTGCCGCTTGATGATGTACACTTACACCTGCACCACAGGAATAAACATAATCTTCTTTCCACCAGAACCAACCATCAGTTCCAGTTTCTTGACATTTTTCATACCACTTGGGCATTGAATACGAAGTTCTTGTTTCAACTTCTGTCATTGTTGAACAAGCACTCATCAATGTTACTGCACCAATCGCTAGTCCTAATTTTACGCCTTTCATTATAGCCTCCTTAGCCTTAATTAAAAATTACTTACATAATAATACAAAAATGTTGAAAAGTCAACACTTTTTGGTTAAATTAGTTTTTTGAAAATAATTCAGCCGATTGTTTGGCTTTTTCTTTTACGAGTGCGGTGTATTTTGGATTTGTACTCCAAGCACTCAAAAGATTTATCATTCGATCAAGATCGACAATGCCTTCTTCTAATTGTCGTTGACGTTCTATCCTGAATGGATTATAAACTTTTAATCTGTTAAGAATAGAAATCATATCTGCTATAGATTTACATTTAGTAATATATGTTTTTACACCCCATTCAGCATCTGGATTATCTTTAGGTTTCATTTGTGCTTCGTTTTTGTTCCAAGTTCTTATGCCAAATAAATTATTACCTTGTATTGCAAATCTGCTTGTGCCATAACCAGATTCAATTACAGCCATTGCTACTATTATATCTTTATGTATTCTGTCAGCAGGTGGGGTAGTTAAATTAACAAAGTCCACACAACTGTTCACTGCTCTCATAAAAGTTTCATTATCATTGTATACTATTTCAGGCTCAAAAAATTTGTGTTGAGCATAATCTTTCTGAATTTCTGATGCTATTTTATTTGTTAGATCAACTAATACCTTTTGATTTGGTTTCATTGTTCCAAAATAGTAGGCTGAAGATGTTGTAAAAATCCACAGCCCAAGGTAAAGGATTATGTGTTTTAATTTTATCGCCATCTGTAAAAAATATGTGTTCCTATTCTGCCAACTAAATCCAAAGTAGGTGCCCATTTTGGATTGACATAAGTTGCATGATAGTGAGTTGCACCTTCAGTAATGCCACGGTGCTTACCTTCGTTAGTTAGCCTGTAAGCAATCTCCTGACATTTACGCCATGAATCACTATCTTTAATTTTATCAGATTTACCATCACACCACCAAGAAAATTGACATCTATCTCTTTTGGGTATATAAACTCTTTCTGAGTCAGGCAAGTCTTTTTGTTTTTGTGTTTTCCAACTTTCTCTAACAGGTCCTTCATATACTACTTCACAAATAGTATTAGGAAATCTAGTATCCTTGACTCTGTTAAGAACAACATCCGCAACGGCATATTGTCCAGCTATAGGCTCTGATTTGGATTCGAAGTAAATATTCTTTGCCAAACAGTATAGCTGAGGGTGAGAAACTTCAGTATATAATTCACCTTCTACTGCATTCATTAAAGTTACAGCCTGGGCCCAAGTTACAGGCACCATCCAGAAGCCGTAGAATACAAAGACGATGAATGTGATCATCAACCTCATGTAGTATTTACAATGGTGATATAATTTGTTAAACACTAACATTAGTTTTTTCCTTTCTTTTCTCAACATGGTTTTTGATAAACTGTTTAGGAATATCCGGATTTAAAGCACGAAGCTCTTTTTCAGTATATTCATAAGGTTGCTTGATCCCGTATTTTTTTAATTGATCAAGAGCCCATTCGGTAGCTTGTTCTTTTGTTTTGAACATTATCCTCTCCTCATTTTTGCGATTTCAGTTGCTTGTTTCGATCCTGTCCGATCGTCTTCATCAGCAAATACAGGAACCATGTTACTTTTGTGCATAGTTGCTATACCCACTAATCTTCTTTCACCTGTGTATTGTATTGATTCTTTTTTTACACATGGTGCAAATGACTTGTCACTGTTAAGGCTTGGTGCATCTATTGTTGGTCGCTCCCAAACTGTACCGCCTTCATGATACCAATCCGCAACCGGAGCGGCTTTTCTTCTCGGTTTATGTTCACCATGGCAGTAAGCTATGTACTGCTCTAAATCCATTTGTAAATCATGAGCTCCGATACGCCTCATGTGTTTATTATGTTCTTTTAGTGATGTTTGGTATTTTTTTATTCGCTCAGGGGTGAGCTTTTTCTTTTTGGACTTCTTCGTATTTAAAGTAGTAAGTCCTCTTGCTAGGTGCATTGTCATTATGTGCTACTCCGCATAATAAGTGAATTTTATACATTGTAGCACATAATTTATATAATATCAACCTGATTTGGTTAAATTATACAGTTACTCTTCTTCTTGGAATAGAGTAGCTTACTGCTGGTCTTCCTACGTTACCAGAATCAATTGAACTAACTTTTACGTTAAATCCAGCTTCTCTTAATTCAGTAAGTCTTGCACCTGGTGAAGCGATCTTTAATTTCTTTTTAAGATCTAAAGTGGTAAATGTTTTACCATTTCCCCAATAGTTTTGCAAGATTTTTTGATTTTGGGTACCTGCGTTAAAGAATTTTGTACCTACTGTTTTTGTTTTACTCATGATCATTATTACTCCTTTGTTATAATGTTGTGCTTAATATACAACAACTTTACACGAAAGTCAATTATTTTGGTAAAATACCTTTTGACAAGTCAATTGTAGGAATATCTTTATTAAATTCCTCCAAATCCCAATCATCTATACATACTAGTCCAAAATTGAAATCCACGGAATTAATATGAATTTCATGATCTAAACACTCTTCTAATGTATCAAATGTTTTATTTGTTACAATATTTAGGTTCAAATCGCTGAAGACGCTTAAAATTGTTAATACTAATACAAATTTCATAATAACTTAATATACTACGAATTTTCTTCTTTGTCAACCTCTAATCTGAACTTTATATCACAATATCCACATACTGCTTCACCATTTTCTGGAATGGTATAGTAAACTTTTGGATGATCCATGTCTTCCCCCATACACCAAACACGGGGGTTTTTAACATATATAATGGTTTCTGGAGGTTCTGTCACTTATCAGAATCCAAATAATTTCTTACCATACTGCCAAGACCTTTTTTTAATTTACTAAAGTATCCTGGTTTTTCTTCTGGTTTAATTTCTGGTTCTAATGCTTTAGTAACTGTTTTGTCTGTTGCAGTTTTATTTACTTTGGGTGTTTTTGGGTCTGTTTCTAAATCGTCAGGTCTTTTTGGAGGAGCCTTGGTAACCATTTCAGGACGCATAGGTTTATTATCTCCGTATATGTTTTTAGCTTTACCAAAATGCTTGTAGTTCCATGCTTTTGCAAAGTCTTCTAAAGTAGCAAATTCTCTGCCGCCTTTTTTTGCAATTCTATCTGCAAAATTCATTTTAAGTAGTATTGCTTCTAACATCAGTGTGGTCAACTTTTGTATACTTGTTACATCATCCCAATCAGCATAATTAAAAGTTCCTCCTTTTACATCTCCGTATGTTTTTGGTTCTACCTGTCCAGGACCTATACCACTGTCTAGTCTTCCATTAACATCATGATAACTGGCGTAGGCACTTGTCCATAAGTTGACTGGATTTTCAATAGCCTTCACAACGTCAATACAGCCCCTTGGAACGGTAGTTGCACTAGAAGATATAGATTGCTCTACCCTACTATTAATATAATTGTCTGTAAATCTATTGGCGTTTTCTAAAAATCCTCTCATGGTAGATACATCAAGAACACCTGATACAGGAAGACCACATTCTTTTTGCATCATACCTACAAATGTATAAAATCGGATTTTACTTCCTCCTCTATTCATTATGTTTGGGTTGATGTATTTCATGCCGTTTCTTTTACACCAAGTTCTAAAGTATGCTCTTGCTTTGGCATGTATCTTTCCAGGATCGTTTTGGAATTGACCCTGACTACCAGCTCGTTTTGCCGTTGGGGTCTTTTTTAATAGACTGATGATACTCTGGCCTAAATCAGCGGTTTTGTCTTTTTTCTCTATAAGGATTTCTTGTACAAGCATACTGTATTTATTTTATGTAAGGAAGGATTGGCCCGTTCTGTTGCCCGGTGGAACCATACCGCGAAGTTGCCGGTTATTAAGCGGCAATAAGTTCACGATCCATAGAAAGATCTAAAGAAGTGAACGCTTCAGGTGCAAAGTTTTCGTTTGCATTTGTAAAGGTGTTCGCGTTAACCGAGCTTACATCCGGACGACTCCACTTTCCTAATCACTGCCTGTCGATCCTATTTCACCCCCATCATAAACACACCAATAATATTTTGCAAACACTTCACGCCAACGATCTCCGTAAATCTTAATGTAAGTCTTTCGTAATTCATCAAGATCTTCCTTCGTGTGTTTATGGTGGAGGTGCGGGGTACCGCCCCCCGGTCCAGTCCAACTTTTGAATTGCTTCAACATCGTACTATATTTATAACATATATTGTATAGTCTTGTCAACCTGATATTTGAAAACTTGCAAATAAAAAATGTCTGTCACGATGTATGCAAATGATGTCCAAAATAAACAAAGAACTCCTAACCGAATTCTTTCTTTTCTTTTGTGTATCCATAATTGGAACTCTGGATCATCTGATGCATAGAAGACAACCGGCCGACCGTGATACAGCCGACCGATTCCTTTATATGGTTGATATTTTTTATTTGGCTTTTCGTCTTTAAAGGTTTGACCACCTTTCATAGCCATTTTTAATCACATATTGTTTTTCTTCTCTTGGATTTCCTTACGTCTTTCTTTTGTAAGTTTACCAAGGTCACCCAATGCTTTTCTAGCACGAGCCGCCGCGGCTTTCACACCTTTTGTTTCAAAAGATTCTTGCTCAGCCACATAATTATTAAATGCTTGAACAATTTGTTCATGTATACTCATACTTATCTCCTTTAGTTTAGTTTTAAACCTGTGGTTGCTTCTAGATATTTTTTGTTTATATCTTCAATAGTTTTTGCAGTCGTTATAATTAGACTTGCATTAAACTTAATATCTGTACTTGTAGTGGTAAACATGTAAGGTGCCAACCCTATACCTTGTCCAGACATTACAACCATCATAGGTTTTTTTAGCTTGACATGTGAAGGTGTCTCCTCAACCAATCTACCAACAACTTCTTCTCCAGATGTTATTTTGATAGACACAGTATCACCTTCTTTGTAAACATTTTCTACTAGCATATGATTACCCGTGTCCTGAATTTGTAAATCCAGTGTCATCGATGTACCTCATAAAGTCTTCGAATCCGCCTACATTTTGGCCATGTATTCTTATTTGCGGAAAAGTCCTGGCACCTGGAAATTTTTCTAATACATCTTCTCGAGTAAAATCTCGGTCAAGCTCTAAGTATGAAAAATCCCAATCACGACTTTCGCAATACATTTTAGCTTTTGTACAACTTGCACAATTTTGCTTTCCATATATTTCTATTCTTGTCATAGTTCAAACCCTTTCAGGGCGTCTTTTGTTACGTCTTGTTTTATTCCGCCTACTATATAACTTTCTACTTCAGTTTCTTGTGGAGCAACTTGTAGTCCTGCACTACTCAACCAGTGTTGTGTCCAAGGAAGCGGATTATTATTTTGTGGTTGATCAAATATTGCATCATAGCCTAATGCTTTGAGTCTTCTATTAGCTATGTATTCAACGTATCTATGTAAAAGTTGTGCATTCAATCCTATCATAGAACCGTCTTTAAATAAGTATTCAGCCCAGGCTTTTTCTTCAGCTACACACTCACGCCACAAATCATATACTTCTTCTTCACATTCTTTTGCTATCTTTGCCATTTGTGGATCGTCTTTGCCTTGTTGCCATAGTTTCAAAACGTGTGTACTTAATGCTAAATGTTGTGCTTCATCTCTTGCGATGAGAGAGATAATTTTTGCACTGCCTTCCATTAATTTTAATTCTCCAAATCCAAAAGTACATGCAAAAGATACATAAAAACGTAATCCTTCTAGTATGTTTACAGTCATCATTGCAAGATATAATTTCTTTTTTACGTCTTTCATAGATCCTTGCTTTAGATGCATAAACTTGTCTGCGGTTTCATTGAAAGCATCATAATGCTTTGTAACACTTACTGCTCTTTCTAAAATCTTTTCATCATCTAATATAGTATCAAACACTTCACTAGGATCTGCATATACATTTTTCATAATATGTGTATAAGAACGACTATGAATAGTTTCAAAGAAGTCCCAAGTTACAATACAGCCTTCAAGTTCTGGTAATGATACATGGGGCAAAAAGGCTAAACATGGACCTCTGCCTTGCACTGAATCCAACAAAGTTTGATATTTTAAATTTGCAGTAAAAATATGTTTTTGTTCTGGTCTAAAGTTTGCATAATCTGCTCTGTCTTTTTGCAAACTAACTTCTTCAGGTCTCCAAAAATAACCTAACATAGTTTGATTTAATTTATCAAACACAGGAAATTTAAATACATCATATCTTTGAGTATTTTGATCTGCACCAAAAAACATGTTCTGCTTGGTGAAATCTACTTTGTCTTTATTGAATACAGTTTTCGCCATTTTTCATTCCTTTTTAATAATGTAACATCAGATAAACACTGTGTCAACCTAAATAGTGCAGGCCTCACATTCTTCTTCGTCTTGCTGTTCCGCTGATATAGGTTGTGTATTTACCAATGGCTTCTCCTCTTCAACTTCACTAGGATCCGTTTTGAAGTCATAGGTGTTTTGATAATAACTTGTTTTCCAACCAAGTTTATATGTAGTTAACAAGTCCTTAATCATAACACTCATAGGTACTTCGTTATTTTCATACTGTGTTGGATTGTATGACCAGTTACCTGATATTGCTTGATCAAAGAACTTTTGCATGACAGCAACAATATTAATATAGCCTTCGTTACTAGTCATTTCCCATAATAATGTATATTCATTTTTTAAGCTATGATACTGCGGAACAATCTGCTTAAGAGGCCCTTTTTTACTTTTCTTAACGGACAGGTATCCTCTAGGTGGCTCAATACCGTTTGTGGCATTCGACACAACGGAACTGCTCTCTGAAGGCATCTGTGCGGACAATGTGCTGTGCCGTAAACCGTGTGTTCGTATGTTCTCGCGAAGAGTATCCCAATCATATTTTAACTTATGCGGAACAAGATTGTCCACATCCTTCTTATAAGTATCAATAGGTAGTATGCCATCACTATATTTAGTGCGGTTAAAATATTCACAAGCTCCTCTTTCTTCTGCTAATGTGTTACTAGCTTTAAGTAAGTAATATTGAAAAGCTTCTGATAAATCGTGTACATATTTCCATGCACGTTTACTATCATATGATACACCTTGTTTTGCCAAATAATGTGCTAGTCCTATATATCCTATGCCTAAACTCCTTCTAGCTTTTGTGGACTTTTCTGCCGCTACAATAGGATATTTTTGATAATCAATAATTTCTTCCAAAGCTCTTACAGCCAAATCACATAGATCTTCTAAATCATCTAATGATTTTATTACACCTACATTAATAGCACTGAGAATACAAAGTGCAATCTCACCATTATCATCATCGATGTGTTGCAATGGTTTTGTTGGTAATGTTATTTCTTGACATAGGTTACTCATGTATACAGGATCCTTAAATGAACTATGTGAATTACAATGATCTACGTTCATTATATAGATACGTCCTGTTTCTGCACGTTCTTTTATTAGTGCAGAGAATAATTCCATTGCGTCAATAGACTTTTTCTTGATACTTGTTTTTCTTTCGTAAGATTCGTATAATTCTTGAAACTTATCTGCATCTCCAAAATATGCTTCATATAATCCTGGCACATCATGTGGAGAAAAAAGTGTAATTTTACCTCCACTTAACAACCTTTCATACATAGTTTTATTCATCTGGATTGAATAATCTAACTTACGTACACGATTGTCTTCAGTACCTTTGTTATTTTTAAGTACAAGAATATCTTCAATCTCTTGATGCCAGAATGGAAAATGTGTCGTAGCACTTCCGCCACGTACACCATTTTGTGTGCAACAACGTACAGTTGATTCAAACTTTTTTAGAAAAGGAATGATACCTGTATGTGCTACTTCTCCTCCTCTGATTTTTGAGTTGACGCCTCTGATACGTCCTGCGTTAATACCGATACCAGCTCTTTGAGCCGTGTATCTACCGATGGACATGTCTGACGCAAAGATCGAATCAAGTGTGTCGTCACTATCAACGAGCACACAACTGGCAAACTGCCTAACTGGAGTACGCACTCCGGCCATGACCGGCGTTGGTATGTTGAGTCTAAAAAGGGAGGTCGCATCGTAATATCTCCTTACATAATATAACCTATCTTCTTTTGGATAATTTGCAAATAAAGTTGCCGCTATCATCATATACATATATTGTGGAGTTTCATACATCTCTCCGCTTGATCTATCTTGACAAAGATATTTGTCAACAACTTGTCTTAAGCCTGCATAGGTAAAATTTTCATCACGTTTATGATTAATCCATTTATCTAATTTTTCTAATTCGTCGTCTGTATATTTTTCTAAAATTTCTGGATCATACACTCCGTTATCAATATTAATATCAATAAGCTCTCGTAAAGGCAAAGTTTTATATTCGCCAAAAATTTCTTTGTATGTTGTGTAAAGTAAAAGTCTTGCCGCGGCATATTGATAATTAGGATTATCTAAGGAAATAAGATCATTTGCACTTTTTATTAATATTTCTTGTATTTCTGTCGAACTCATACCATCGTAGAACTGTATGTTAGCATTCATTTCTATTTGGCTACTGCTAACACCAGCTAACCCTGTACAGGCAAATTCAACTACTTTATGGATTTTATCAATGTTTAATTCTTCTTTGTTTCCGTCTCTTTTAATAATATAAATGTTATTTCCGTTTGACATATTTTTTCCTCGTATCCTATATTTATTGTATATTATCCATTAGAAAAGATTTTTGAACAATTAAGTTTGTGGGTAACTGGTTCATTTGTAAAACCTCTCCGTCTGAAAAGCCAAGTACATATCCCTGAATAGTAAGATAATAATGTAGTGATGAATTTTTGTTATCTTTTGCAATATGTATCTCAAAAACTTCTCCTTTAAAACGTTCTGTTAACTGTAAAGTGTAACACATTCCTAGTATTATACAAAAATTACAGTATTGATTTTCATATACTAATTCCCAAGGCCCTGGCCAAATCTTTTTATTCCAAGGATCAGTATTAATACTACATCTAGGAATACGATTGTAGAAGTCTACAACCTTTTGAAACGGATATTCATCCTTTTCTAGGCTTTGTCGAAACTCCGCCCATTCAAGGAGTCTATCCTCATATTGGCTAAGGCTGAACATTACACAAGGCTAGTTTTTCTATTGAGTACTCTAAACTTGAATTGTGTCGTGTCGTTGCTCGGCATTGTACTTACTACTGTAACATCTATTGTGTCGTTTGTCAAGTCTGCATTTACATCTGCAATCGCCGCGGTGAATGAAATATTATCTTCATATGTAACATCTCCTGAATAATCATAATCGTCAGTGATATTTACTGTGGGTGTAGATCTTATTTCGGTTGTTATAGTCATTGTTCCAATTCTCTGCATTTCGTAAGTTTCGCTCATCATCTGATATTCAATTATGAACGATTGATTTGCAAAGCCAGGCAGTCTAAATAATTTTGTTCCGCCTGTTTGTGATATTGAAAGACTATGTGTAAATCCGTCCGTATAATCTATTGTTCCTTGTATCTCTGGTACATACGGAGAAGAATTAATATTTGCCTGTGTATATGAAAGTGCTTCTGTTCTTGCAAAAAAATCAGATACACTTTGGTTGCCTACTTTGTTAAATTTAATACATGAATATACTGGTTGTGCTTCAGTACCACCTTCATTTCCTACCAGTGTAAAACTATTTCCTTTGGAAGTATTATAAGTGCCGTTTTCTACCCAAATACCATATCTATTGATATTTGAAAAAACATTATTAGATATTAAAGTATTGACCGGTCCTGTAGATCTACCAGTGGCAGGTGTGCTTAATGTCATATTCACACCTAAGTTAATTGCATTGCCACAATAATCAAAATGACATTTATCTATTACGGTATTATCAATATCAAAATTACTCATAATGCCATATGCCCAGTTTGTAATTTTACAATTTATAAATTTATTTTTGCTACTTTCAACTGATCCACTTAATGAATCCATTCTTACACCTGTGCTAGATGCAAAGTCTGCAGGAATAGTATCTGCAGTCTGCCAAGGTCCAATAATGTTTACATTTTCAAATACACTGTCTCTACAACTTTCTAAAAGCATTCCTAAATTTGTTGTATTATTTTGCAATGTCAAGTCTTTTATTATAATTTCTCTTGCTTGATTGTTAAAAGTACTAGACGAATCGTTTGCATAACTACCAGGTGTACTACTATCGTTGACTGTTTTAATTATAGGAAAGTTACCAGTCTGTCTAATTACTGTACGATCAGGCCCTGCGCCTTGTAAAATACAATAAGGTGGAATATTTATTGTTGCATCAATTATATAAATTCCAGGTTCTAAATTAAGCACTACTCTGCTTTGTTCACTTCCTTTTGTAGCAGAGTTTAAAAATAATTGATCAATTGCCCTCTGTAATCCTACAGTTGCATTTTGGCTAGTGACTCCAGTCAATCCAAAAGCTCTTACACTTACGTTATCATCTAGTCTATCTTGTAATGTTCGTTGTATAGGACTAACACTAGAACTGCCAGTCTGTATGTATGCATCATCTGTTCTGTACGTATATGTATCTGCTAGTGAAAATATGTTATCATATTGCGTTAATACTTTTGTGTTACCTACTGCTGGCGACCCTTCACTTACAGAACCATTACCTATGTATAATTCTCTTGTATCAATAGCCCAACCAAGTTCTCCGCTGGCTAATTGTGGTAAACCAGACCCTTGGTTCTTTTGTCCTCTTCTTATTTGTATACGTGATATCTGTACAACGGCCATTAAATGCTCCTAATTAATTATTAGTATTTATGCCGATAAGCTCTGTCGTATATTTTGGATTGTGTCGATCGGATCGCTTGACTCAGTAATAGATCTTCCAATAACCAAGAAATCTGCACCAAGTTGCTGTCCTTCTTTAGGAGTTGTAACTCTTTTTTGGTCTTTTTTTGATTCATAGTTTTTTGTTTGTATTCCAGGACAAACTTTAATTAAATGATTGTAAGGTTTTACAAATTTTATAGTTTTGATATCTAATGGACTACAAATTACACCAGCAAATTTATATTTTATCATTTTATCAATACTGGTTTCCCACATTTGTTCCACAGTATTGTTATATAAAGCTGTTCTTTCTTGTTCGTCCCAACTTGTAAGATATGTTACTCCTAAAAGTTTTGTCATACTTGCGAATGGCTGTATTGCTTCAAATACACTTTCACTGTTTTGTGTGCAAATAGTTGCCATTGTTGCACCTTTGTCTACAATTTTTTGTAATACCTGTTTGACAGTGTTAGGTGTATCCCATAGTTTACAATCAATAAAAAGTTCGTTATCTTTTGTATAATCTTTTATATAAACACTTTGACTCCATAATGCATGGTTAATTTTAAATCCGTCTACTACGTCTCTAAGTTTAGCCGCCATTTCTAATGCATCTAAAGGATTTGTGTAATCTAGTGCAACTATAATTTTAGTCATTAATATTCTTCCTTGTGTATAGCACTTCTATAAAAAATATAATCTATTAGTACTACATTTATTAGTAAACCTACAGGAGTTAATGAAAAACCAAATAAAAATGGTAATATGAATAAACAAAATGTTTGCCCCATACAGTATCTTACAGGCTTTATAGGTGTCCATTCTGTAAAACTTGGTGGAGGTCCTTTTTTCCTATAATCTTCAAACTCAAAATTCATTAGGCATGTTTCTCATAATAATTGTATACCCTATTGTACCATTCATTACGCCACTCTTCATATTCATGAGGCCATACATCAAACTGTTGATATTGCAAATCACGTGAACACATGAAAACATGTCCTTCTTTAATACTTGTTCCGTAAATTTCATTATGGGCTTCTGCGTAAGCAACCAATTGAAGGTAATAATCTATTACCCATTCTTCTTTCTTTGGTTTGTTAGTTTGCTTGAAATCCATAATGCAATCATTGCCCTTGTATTGTCCTACTAGATCAGTTGTACCTGCATACATACTGGGCATATATAAATTTACTTCTGACCCCCATATTTGATTTACATCTTTCAATGCTTTGTTTTTTATCTCACCTGCCATTTTATGGGCTTGTTGGGCATAAGGATTACTGCCAGGATTAGGCCAATCGCCTGTATCAATATAGTCTTCTAAATACTTGTGCATACGTGTGCCAACACCAGCCGCTTCTGTAGTAATCTCTTGGGCTTTTGCTTCTCCCACTCTCTTACGCCAATTGATTAAATGTGTTTTATCTTTTGTAGCATCTAGTATAGTAGTCACACTTGCGACAGCTTTTCCGTCAGGAGTCAGATATTTTCTTTTACCATCTATTTGTTTGCGTTCTATTGGATTATATGTAAATTTTTCACTTATCAGCGTCATGGGCATCTTCATATTCGTCAAACTTCTCCATAAATGGGTCATGCATGTAATATGGGTCTACATTACTATTTGGATCATCTTCTGCTGAAATGGATTGTACTTCAGGAACATAATGTTTAATCATGTTCTCCACACCCAATTTCAGTGTAATAGTGCTACTTGCACAACCACTACATGCTCCACCTAGAATTAGATTGAGATGCCCGTCTTTATAATTTACAAAATCTATAACACCGCCGTGACTTGCCACCGCTGGCTTCACATTGGTTTCAATAAGATGCTTAATTTGCTCGATGATTTCTTCATCAGTTCTATCAGTCATAAAAAGGTTCTCCGTATGTTATATATACTACACGAATTTTATTTAATTGTCAAGTTATAATTTATCGCCAAGGTTGGTTGCGGATTTAGCCATTGTTGCAACCTTGTCGCCTGTTGTGTCTTGTTGTGGAGTATCCCTATCTATTTTTTCAGCTGTTTTAGGTTCAATACCTTCTGCACTGAAATTAGAAACCATTGTTTTGACTCTTGGATCAGTGTCGTAGGCGGCTTTAAAAGTCCCATAATCAAACTGTTCACCGCCTACATTTTGCATTAGTTTGTTTAAGTCAAGGTTTTTAGCGCCTTGTTTAATGTTTTCTTCTTTAGGTTTAGTGAAATGTAAAAATAAAGGAGTGCCTTTTCTGTCCGCACTTGAAATCACAGTTCTTAATACTTGAACTAATTTAGAGCTCGAGTCTGTAACTTCGTTGATTCTCACTTTTTTTTTGAACTAAGAATTTGGCCTAGTTTTAATGATAATTCTATTGATTCTCTTTTAGCACGGCCTGCTTCGTCTTCACCACCTGCCGCTGGTTCTGAAGCGTCAAAGTCATCTGCCGGTGCCGCTGGCTCTTCTGCGTCCATGGATGGTTCCATATCAGCATCCATTGCTGGCTCTGCACCTGCTTCGTCGCCCATCATTTGTGCAGGATCTTCTTCGCCTGTCAATTTGGCTACGCCACTTGTAAGTGCCCCACGTGTTACCTCTAATGCCGCATACAAAGATTCTAAAGATGGCTTAACAGTTTGGATATATGATTCAGATTGTGATACTCCTAACTCATCTCTAATTGCATCACCAAGTTCAAGCATGGACTCAGCCTGCATTTCTGCTGTGTCTTCCATCCAACTTGTAATTCTGTCTACCATGTCCTTAGCCGCCATTACAATCTCAGCTTTATCTTCTTCGCCTTCAATTAAGGAATTGAAATAATTTTCAATAATTAGTTTACCTTGGTCTTTGTTTTCTTTCATTTCTTTTTTGCAATCTTTAATCATTGCCTTTAATTTGTCCTTATCTGCATCCGAATGCATGTCCATCATTTCTTTTTCAGACTTGCCATCTTTAACCATTTTCATTACATGAGCTTTTGTAGGATTTTTTCCTTCGTCCATTTTTTTCTCTCTTATACATCTTTTGCCATCTGGAGATAACTTGTATCCTGATGGACATTTACCGTCCATTGGCACTGGTGAAATACCTTCCATTTGTGACTCATCCTTACCTATTAACCTATAGAGACTTTCAATGTGCTGTCTCATAATGTCAAGTTGTTCACTTATGCCACCACCCATTTTTTCTCTATTCAATTGCTCTAATTCATCATAGACGTCGTTTATGCCTTCAATTTCACTGAAAGCATCTGCTCCCATGCCTTCCTTCATTTTTCTGCTTTTTGTTTTTTTAGAAGCATGTTTATGTCCTTCTGAAACAATATCAGTTGCTTCTGCAATAGGCACATTTTTTGCAATATAAAGTTTACCGTCTTTTTTAAACTTTACATCATAATGAGTAACAGTTCCATCTTCTAGTAAAGTATGTTGTCCTGGAATACATATACATTCACCTAACTTAGGATGTTTAAATGATTTTGCACAATCATGATAAATTCCATCTCCCTCTTTCATAGGCCCTTTTTTCTTTTTATCTTTAAGAGCTTTTTTCATAGGTTCTTTTTTATCGCCATCTTTATCAAAATCTAAATAATCTGGCTTGGCGCCCTTTTCATTTACAGTGCTCATTTTGTTATCCTCGTCTGCTTCATTATCTTCTGAAATAGATTCTCTGTCAGCTACTGCGGAATTTAACACGTCTAGGAACATTTTTTTCTTTTGGTAGTCGGAATCTTTCAGCACAGAGTCAAAACTTTCATTTGTTTCTATTTGACTAAGTTCAGTTCTTATTTTATTTCGAGCGTCCTGTAATTGTTCTAAAGTGAAAGCATCAACATTGATTCTTTGACCAAAGGTTTTTGCAAGACTCTCGTTTAGAGATGCAGTTGTTTGTGGTTTTGAAATTTCTTTTAGTTTCATAGCTGTTTTCCTAACGTATTATATTTATTTATCATATCAGTAAATAATCATATCGGCTAATTTGACTCTTGCATCATATATAAGATCATTTGCTATATCTAAGCGTGTTTGGGCTGATAGTATCCTTGATTTATCACTGCTTTTGTTTACTGTGTTTCTGTAAAACATAGCATCTAATTCATTTTTTTCTACAATTTTGTCTAATCTACGTATTTCCGGTGCGTTGCTTCTTGATTCTTCCCAACCTTTTACTAGTGCTAAAGCCGCACTTTTACTCCAAGTAGAAGTTTTTTGTTCATGAGATTGGCAATCATATATCAAATATCCGGATTTATTTTTCCTAATAACGTATTTGCCTATGCGAATACTGTTGCCTTTTTGGTAAGGAATTTTGGCCAGATATTTGCTATTTGTAACAATATCTTCAAGTTGTTGTAGTGTACGCTCATCTATCATTCGGTATAACCAAGAAATAGTCCTTATGTGCTATCTTACTTACTAAACTCTTCTTGATTAAATTCTCTAAAATGACTTGCTCTCTGTCTGTAAAGTCTGTAATACGCTTAGGCTCACTAGGCATAACATCTAACAGGGCTTGTTCTTCGATAGTTGTAAAGACGGTGAAATCACCTATAAGTTCGTTTAACTTCACTATACAGGACCGCCGACCTTGACCTTTGCACCTGGGCCAATTTCTTTGGGTACTGTGCCATTTGATTTCATGTCTAATTTAAAACTTTTTCCTGTAGCATCGTCTGGATCAGGTTGTATCATACCTGGCTTATTTGGATCTTTAGGAACGATAGTTTGAATTTTTGTCTTTGGATCGACAAGTGTGATTTGGCGGGCATCGGAGTTCACTACTGTAAGTTCTTGTTCTGACAAAAGTATTGATGCAATTTCATTTATTTTCATGTTACCCTCCTTGTGTTGCCAGTGCGTATGGTGTTCTCTGACCAACTTTCTTTTCAAGATCTTTTTCAGCTTGGCTTCCTACTGGAACTCCATCCAATGTTCTATTATCTATTCTATTGATTTGTCTATCAATATCTGCACTTTTCTTATTAAGTCTATCAAGCTTCGCTTTTTGTTTATCAGTGCCATGTTTTGCAACTGCTTGGTCTGGAGTCATTTTTTTGACTGCTAAAATTTCATTTCGCATTGCCATAACTTGTTGCACAACGTCTTTTCTTTCTGCCGGCGGTAACATTGTAGTTTTCTGTAGCATAAAGTCCAATGCTCCAGCAAAGTCTAATTTTTGCACATACATTGCTAAATCTTTATTAATATATGCTCTTGCAAGTTTACCAAATTCTTCTCCGCTTACTTTACCTTTTGCTGAAATTAAAGATTTTAAGTCATCAAACATTTCTGGATTACGCATTTTGCCTTTAATCTTTTGATCTACAAGATCAGCAATTTTTTTATCTTCTCTCTTCTTTAGAACATTTTTAACTAATGTGTCAAGTTCTTGTTTTGCTTTGCCAACGCCAGCGGCTTTCTTTGCATCCATTTCTCCACGTTCTTTTCTGTCAGCAACTTTACGCATCGCCATAATAGTATTTTTACCTACTAACCCGTCAACTTTCAAGCCTTGAGCTTTTTGGAATGCTTTTACAGCTCTTGCAGTGCCACTACCAAATACACCATCGTCATTAGGAAATGTTTTACCAGTTCTTTTACTCTTAAATGTAGGTTTTAGATATCCCAAAGCTATTAACATTTTTTGCATTTCTTTTACAGCTGGTCCTTTTGATCCTTTACGCTGTAGTTTAAATTCAAGGAGGTTGGTTTTTGATTCTTTGACTTCCTTTTTAACAAGGGTGCCTTTTGAATCGACTTCATGTCCTGCTGGTATGGGTTTGCACTTCTTTGATTCTCTGCAGAAGTATTCCCCATCACCACATTTGGCTTCTTTTATAAATTCATAGTATCTCATTTGAACTTTTTCCTTCCGAATGGCGAAGACTTTGGCTTGTTTAATCTTGGTAAACGTCTACTAGCTGGATTAACTCTCTTAGTAATTTTACTTTTTACTGCTTGTGTACCTGCACGTTGGGCTCTGGTTGCTCCCATTGAAGCACTCTTTTTAACATTAATCGGAGCATTACAAGCAGATGGACTGCTCATTACACGGCCTTTACGATGTCCGTGTGTACATCTATACTTTCTTGTTTGCTTTCCGCCAGTTCTAGCCCAAACTCTTGTTACTTCTTGTACTATCATCTTGCCGCCTTATTAAGTGTCGCAACTCTACGTGACACAGGATTCATGCGTTTTGTTCTGCGTGCCTTTCTAGCCATTCTCGGTCCAAGTCTTGCTTTGGTCTTTTTAAGTGTTATTCTTTTCTTTATATCAGGAGCCTTAAAACACTGTGAAACCTGTGCAACGACACGGCCTTTTCTATTGCCAGAAGTACATCTGTACTTTCTTACAACGCTTTGACCTCTTTTAGCCCATACTTGTTTTTCAGCCACAAGGGCAAATTCTTTTATACGCATAACGTATTTATGTTTATTGTACGTTTATAAGGATAACTACGATAGTGGATAGCAGTCCTGCAACTACTGTGCCGGCGGCACCTATCATAACTTTAATCATAGCTTTGTTGCCATGAATCATATCATTATGGATATGCTCTACTTTTTCTTCGATCTTCGTGAGACGACCCTCCAATGCTTCATACCTCTGTTGGCATAAGTCAACGTGTGCTTCTAAATTTTCTTTTTCTAAATCAGTGGCTCTTGCCATCTCTTTCTCTCCGTTCCTTTTGTCTCTTGGACGGGGCCTAATCTCTAATGCCTAGTAAGATGTAATGTTTGCCGTAATACTATTGCCTATTCTCTATATAATCTATTTATCTGTGCCTAAATCTTCTTTATCTACAAACTTAAAAACAATGTTAGTTTCAACACTATCTTTCGTTCTAAAAGCAGAGTTATTTATCAAAGCAGTTTCATCTAATCCAGTAATTATTGGCACTAAATCAAAATCGTCTTTAAGCTGATCTATATTAAGAGCATTTTCAAATTCATGTTGAAATGTGAATACCCAGTATCTCTGCTTGTCTTTTATAGATGATCCAAAGCCTATTCCATCAACTACATCTACCTTACATTCTAGTGCTATAGGCATAGGATTGACTCGCAAACCTGCTGTTTGTACCACTGTATTGTAATTTGCTTGTTGATTCCGTTGCTTGGCTTCTCCACTACGACCAACATTTGTTTCTGTCATGTCGATCACAGTGAATATTTGTATTCTCTCCATGCAACTATTTAATGGTCAAAAAAAAAGGGCGAACAAAATATGAACGCCCTTTTTAAAAATTCCCCCTTAGGGTGTTAATTAATAACCTTCGTGGAAATCAGCTAACAATGATGATGTAACACCAGTTGAGCCAATACCAAAGTTTGAAGCCGCTGTAAATGCGCCTGTACCTTGGATCATAACCTGAACATCATCAGTAGTTCCACCTGTGAAAATACCTGACTCTGTCATTGGTGCCACTGCCGCGATTGTGTGAGCATCGTTAGTGCCTGCAACATCACCTGCCGCAAGATATTTCAATGCCGCAGTTAATTCTGCTTCAGTCATGTTTGATTTATTAAGGTTAATGATTCTGGTTCTTGGACCGTTACCACTACCGGATCTGCTGATTCCGTTTGTATTTGTTACTGTTGCCATATTCTTCTCCTATTATGAAAGTAATCTACGATTATGCGTCTGCAATATCGAATAAGTTTGTTTGTAATGCCACGGTTGAACTTGATAGATCAAATCCATTCACTGTACCTAATGCTTGTACTCTTGCTTGAAGATCTGCCGCACTAGTTGAGTGCCCATCGACGATAATGCCGATGAATCCGTCTGTTCCAGATGAAACATGCATAAGTGCTTGACACTCTTGCATAACTGCTTCAATTGCTCCGCCAATTCCGCCTTGTGAAGCAAGTGTTGCTTTTGTGTCAATTGCGTAAAAGTCGAGGTTTGCTGTTGAATACAGAGTACCGTGTGCATGGCCTAAGCCATTTACTCTTGTTACTGTTGCCATTTTTTTCTCCTTATCTTAAAATAGCCTTCACGCTCAGTGAAGTTTTTACATATGTATTTAGTGAAAATGGGTATTTTTAGCTTTTTACGCTGTTTTTGGCCCGATTTTGGATAGATCTTAACATATTGATGTAAGATGGGCCTGCACGGACAATATCATCCATTGCTTTTGCTACTGGTTGGTATGCACGTACCATATTTCCTGGTATAGGTTTACCTGCTCTCATATATTCTAGGAAACCTTTTATAAGTATTAAGTTTTCTGGTTTTGCTAGGAGTCTATAGTATACATAGTCTGCACTAGTTGTTGGTTTTATATCTGGACTACTGACTGTTGGTTCTGTGTCATCTACCCAATTACTTTCTAATCCTTTACCAGCAACTAGTTTAGAAAAGTCATCTATGATATCACTGTTTCTTAATTTAGCTCGTAAAGCATACAGTATTCTTGTAGCTAAAGTTTTTTTATCGTTGTTAGAAAGTCTTGAAAAATTTGTTAAAGATCGTCTATTATTTTTATAATCTGTATTAGGTATATCTAAACCATTCTCTAAACGTATAAACATTTGATTTATGTTTGTAGGTTTTAAGCCACTGCCTACTTTACTTAAAAAGTCAGCAACATCATTCTTTGGCCAAGCTATTGATGCCTGCATTCTTTTTGCGGCTCCAGGATCTTTTAATTTTCCTAGAGCATGTTCGTCACCTCGTATAAAGTAAATTAAATTATACAGATCAGTACCACTTATTTTAAAATGTTGGTAGTTATGATGTCTTGATTTTTTACAATAGTCCTGCACAAAAGAAGTGTAAGATGGAAAGTTTCTCATAAACTCTAATGCTAAAAGAGATAGATAAGTCCGCTCACAACAATCGGTATAGGTCAAAACCCTTTGGTTTGAACTATCACGTGTCATTCTAGCTTCTGTAATCTCTTTTATAAATTCCATCTTACATATACTTTTGCATAAAAATTTGACCCATCTTGTGGTAATCTTTGACATCAATAAAATCATGTAGTGTTTGACTGTTTTGGATATCCTTTGTAAACTGCATCTTTACGTTAGGCTTTATACCTTCGGCAGTTAACAGTTGTCTAAGCACTCGTGCCTGTTGAGGTGATACTTCAATTTTTTCACCGTCATCTGTCATAACATGCTTAATAGGATTTGGATTTCCAGCACTATCAAGGATTTTACCTAACTGTTCAAACATCGAGTCATTCTTAAAACCTGCTCCTGTGTCGTCTTGGTCTAGTTCTTTACCATAATTTTTTAGACCTAAATCGTCAAAGTCGCCTTCTTTCATTATGTCTTTAAGTTTCATAGTTTTTTCCTTATCTTTGTACTGCTCTATTAGCGGCAGTAAATCCACTTCTATTTACTAGTTTTATATCACCTTGTGGGTGAGCTAAAACATATCCTTCTCCGCCTGGATTATTGCCTATACTTGCCTTAACATCAGCATCATGGTTATCAAATTGGTTGATTATATCATTCTTAACCTTTTGGATGCCAGATACAACTTGCCACAAAGCGTCAAATCCTGCTTTGTTTTGTCCGATGTATTCTATCATTTTTTGTTGTTTTATCTTACTCACACTACTCGTGCCTAACCATTGTACAAAATCACTTTTCATATTTGTTTGATTAACATACTTGTAAAGCACGTCACTAAAGTCACTTAATTTAAGACCAGCTAATGTATTTTTATCTAATAACTTGTCCATTGCAGATGCGTTTTTAGAAACTATAGTTTGTAATTCTTGTATTTCTTTATCTATAATTTGCGGACCTTTTGTTACTGTTACTGGAGGAAATACCAACACATCATTGCCTTCAAAGAAAGTATTAGCATCTATAGTTATAGCACTTTCATTACCTTGTTCATCTAACTGTCTGTGTATAACAATACCAGATTGGCTTTGTTGTATACGTTTTCCAATGTCACTATCAACATCTACAGTATAAGTTACAATATTAGGTGTAAAAACAAAAGTATTATTCTTTAAAGGCGGAGTTGTGTAATATAACAAGTCTCCTTTGAAATATCCTCTATGATCTTTTGGTGTTGCACGTTCATATAATTTAAATGCCTGCTTCATCTTTCCGGCAAATGCTATGCGGTCTGGGTTATCCTTGTTTGCTCCGCCACCGCGGTTAAGTAAGAATTGTTCAAGGTCAGCGCCGCTGGTTGCTCTCTCAACTCCTCCTTTTTTGACGAATCCACTCTTGTCGGTAAACACGAACTTTCCATCAACATCGCGTCCAAAAATGATTGCGGGAGATCCATCCCATTTGATTGTAACATCATTATGTCCTCCTTGCTCAAGTTTCTTTAAACTTTCTATAGCTCTGGCCGCACCTTTAGAACCTTCCCAGAAAACAACATCTTCAGCATGTTGAATACGAGCTTCAGCTTCAAATAATTTTGACTCTGTTAGTTTAAATTCGTGGAATCTCATAATCCTGCTAACTCTCTTATTCTGTCTATTTCTTTGCTTTCAGGTAATGTTAAGTTCATTCTACTAAATGTTTCTCTAGCATCAGCCACTAGTTCTTCGTAATTAGGTAAAGTTTTTGCTCTAGTAATAATAGTTTCTACTGATTCTAAATCATCTTGTTGTGCATTTGGTCCTAACAGTTTCTTTGCAATATCTACAGGACTTTTGCTAATAATTTCATTTGTTTCTCTATCCATTAAACCAACGTTAGCAGACCATTTCATTCCTTGTGCTGATGCAATGCTACTCATAAGTATCTGCCTATGTTGTCCTTTATATGGACTATCACCACTTGCCCCACGTAAACTCCACTTCATCCAATTTGGATCACCAAACATAAGATCAGTTTGTACAAATCCATTTGCTTCTTCACCTCTTATTGGTGTAAAGAAGTGTACAGATATACCAGACTTTTTAATCCATTGCTTTGGATCTTTTCCATTTTGTTTACACCAAGCTACTAATCTTTGTACAAGATCATCTTTTGTAACTTCTTCTTGATTGACTGCAACATCTAGGTCACCACTAGTGTCTTTTTTACCAGTGGTGCCTAGCATAAAGTCTTCATGGGGTAGATTGGTAATTTTTTCAAGCCATTGCAAGGTAGGAATAACATCTTCTTTGTTAATCCTTTGTGTTAAAGGTTCCTTTGTTTCAGGATCCTTAAATATATTACCACCTTCTTTTAATAACAAATTACTCTCCTTTGTAACTACGTAACTCAATTCCTTCGGGTACTAATTTAAAATTAACACCAAAACCTATTACGCAATACACATTATAGGGTGCTTTATGATATTCTATTACTGTAAAAGTACCTTCATCAAGATTGGCATATAAAGCCCATGGTAAAATTGCAGGACTAATTGATATTCCATCCTTTTCATCTGGGTCTCTCACTTGAGTAAGTTGGTCACTTACTGCAATTAAAACTTGATCTCTAGATGCTATGGCTGAAAATGTTTCTGCTTGATCTGCACATATAACCGGCTTATCGTTCCATTCACCTGCAAACGCAGGTACTACAAACAATGCTATAAACATAACAAATAGTAATGCAGGATATATTAATCCGGTTGTCAAGTTATTAAGTTTCATTTTTTGCTCTCTATGATTTTTTGTACACCACGTTTGAACTTTCTAGGATCTCCAGACTTTATAGAATTCAAAAATCTACGTTCCAGTTCATTAGCAGTATGAGCGTCGTATGTTTCATTTATTAGGTTTAATAGGTTGATACTGCTTTTAATTATATTATCAGCAGTCGTTTCAATCAATAAATCACTATTCGGCTTGTTTAAAGCTAACGAATTAAGTTCCTGTAATATTGTTCTAGTTTGTTTTTTCATGGCATCTACCCTGTAATTGTATTTAGCGTGATAATAAATATGTTTATAATAATGAGGAGCAGGGCAATGGACTTAATTTCATTAAACTTTAAAGATCGATCTCTATTGTTTGCTAATTTAGCAAGGATCGCTTACTATAACATTGACAAAGCTAAAAGTCAAGCAAAAAAATTAGGATTTTCAACAATCGAGTTTTACGACAAAAAAGGTGCTCAAGCATACAGATTTATGAATAAAACAGATCTTGTTATTGCATGTAGAGGCACAGAACCTACTTGTTGGAATGATATCAGTGCAGACTTAAAAGCTATCCCTGTTATGTCAGAAACTATTAGCAGAGTGCATAAAGGCTTCAAAGAAGAAGTAGATGAACTTTGGCCAATGGTATGTGAAGACATAAACAGAAAGACAAACCTAAAGAAAAACTTATGGTTTTGCGGACATAGCCTAGGCGGAGCAATGGCAACAATAATGGCGTCAAGAGCAAAATTTAATGATGAACTAAATGATCCTGTCGAACTTTACACATATGGTTCTCCTAGAGTAGGTTGGAAAAAATATGTTAAAAGCCTAGAAGTTAAACATCACCGTTGGAGAAACAACAACGATATAGTTACCAAAGTGCCTTTATGGATAATGGGTTATAGACACCACGGCACTTTACATTATATTACAAGTGATAACAAAATAGGTAAACCGGGATTCAAAGACTGGTGTAAAGGCATGTGGGCAGGAATCAAAGCTAGGAAGTTTGACTCAATAGGCGATCATGATATAATTGCATATCACACAAATATTAGTGAAGCAATGTAATGAAAGATTGGGTTCTTATACTTGTCACAGCCTTGAATGACGGATCAATTACTACAGAACATGTAGCAACATTTGACTATAAACCTAGATGTGAATACTCTGCCAAAGCAAGAAAGTTGTATTTCCCTGCACTTTTTAATAAAGAATTTATATGTTTACAGAAACCTATACAAGCCAAACATAAGTGATCCTGTAATTACACAGCCTACTGACATTGCTATCCAAAACCCATAGGCTGGCAAAGTATAGACAAATATAGGAAAGAATAACAAACTGACCAACACAAAGTATATTGTTTGAATACTTAATGTTTTAAATGTTTGAATATCAACACCTGCATAATATAAGAACACAAATGATACAAAACTTGCTAATGGTATTCCTAATATAAAAGCACCTATGGTAGGATATCTTTCACTTACTGTGCTTACTGTAGCAATTATAATCCCACCGATTACTGCTTTTATTATAAGTTCCACTAATCCCAACCCATTGCTAATTTTGTTTCTTCAGGAACCATGTCCATACTAAATGGTGGTTGGAATGTACAATTTGCTATTGATTCTTTGATGCCTTCTACCATACCAGCATTTTTTATATTCTGGTTAATTTCATCAGCCATAGGACAAAAAGCACTGGTAAGAGTGTGTGTGATTTTTACAACTGTATTTTCTTCCAATACTTCGATATCATAAATTAATCCAAGGTGTATTACAGATACACTAGGCATTTCAGGGTCAAATACTTGCTCCAAGTTTTTAACTACATCAGCTACTATTCTGTTTCTTTCCTGATTCATTTATTCTTTTACTTCTATTACAGACGGTTTACACCAAGCAGAATAAGCACCTGCTAACCTATCGCTTTCTTTATTAATCATTTTAGCATACCAACTACATTTCTGCATACTTGGATATTGTATTTGTCCTTCAGTTTCTTGACCGTTCATTATCATTAATATAAAAACTAGCTTTGACATTATATAAACAAACTACTTACTGACTCTTCGTTGTGTACACGTCTTATTGCTTCTCCAAACAATTCAGATACTGTCACTTGTCTTGTTTTTTTACAGCCTTTAGGACAACGATTAGGTATGGAATCTGTTACAACTAATTCTGCAAGTACACTTTTTTCTACACGTTGACAAGCATCATCACTTAATACACCATGTGTTATGTAAGCACGGACACTTAAAGCACCTGCATCCATAATTGCTTTTGCGGCATTGCAAAGTGTGCCTCCACTGTCAACAATGTCATCTACCAGTATTGCATGTTTGCCTTTGACATCTCCAATCAAATTCATTACTTCTGATTTGCCTGCTTCAGGTCTACGTTTATCAACTATTGCAATGTCTCCTAGAAACATGTCTGCAAATTTTCTAGCACGAACTACACCACCTGCATCTGGTGATACAAATACTGTGCCTACTTGATTCACATCAGGATCATCTACCAAGCCAATACTTTTTTTAATGTCTTTAGAGAAAACCACCCTGCTGGTAAGATCATCTACAGGTATATCAAAGAAACCTTGTATCTGACCAGCATGAAGATCCATCGTAAGTATTCTATCTGTTCCTGCTGTCACTAGTAAATTAGCAACTAACTTAGCAGTGATTGGAGTACGACTTGCACTCTTTCTATCTTGTCTGGCATAACCATAATACGGAATCACTGCGGTTATCCTATCTGCACTAGAACGTCTGGCGGCGTCAATCATAATCATAAGTTCCATTAGACTGTCGTTGACAGGTGTGCATGTTGGTTGGACAATGAAAACATCTTGCCCTCTAACATTTTCTAAAAATTCTACACTAGTCTCGCCATCAGCAAAGGTGCTGATCTTCGCTGGGACTAGATTTGCAAAACAATGTTCTGCAATTTCTTGTGCCAATTTATTATTGGCGTTACCTGAAATAATTTTCATACTCAATGTAAGCCTTCCTCTTAATAGATTTAGTTATAGTATACAATAAATTTACACACATGTCAATAATTTTTATATCTATGTGCTTTAAAACAGGAATTTTGTTTACCAGTTATAAATTTATTGAGCGGTTCCGGGTATTCGGCAAAGTCAGGAATTACGTATTCCCAAACTGTTTCACCTTGTGGAGTAACTTCGAAAAGCCTGCCAAAGGCACTTTCACATATAAAAGTATTGCCATTCCAAAGTCTTTGCACACTACCCATATAGGGACTGAAAAATGCTGGGGGCATGTCGTCTACGTAAGTCCAGACCATTTCTTTAGTCACTAAATCAAATTCTACTATTCTACTATGATGTACACTAGGAGGACGTATGTTGCCGTTACAGAATGCAATCAACGTTCCTTTGTCAGTTACAACAGGACAATGTTGTTGTGCTACATCTGGCCATTTCTTTTGCCACACAACATCTTTGCTGTCTATGTGTACACCAATTATACCTGATGTATTTCTCAAGCTCATGTATACTATATTGTCATGTAGATGCACACCATTAATCATGGGCCAATGGTTGTCTGGCATACCTTCATGCACAGGCCAGTTCTTTTCGCTTAGTTTTTTCCATGCACACCATTCCCATGTCACGTTGCCTTGACGATCAATTATTCTAACTACATCACTGTAACGACCTTCTTTGTAATCAGCCGCGGCAACATAAAGTAATCCGTGTGTTAACCATTGTGCATCGTGATGGGCATATGGATCTTCATACTCCCAAACAATATTGCTTTTGCTATCTGCTTCCATAAAATGTCCGCCATGCCAAATATCCCAAGGTGGATAAAGATCAACACTGGTGTTGTGACTGCCATTGTATCCTAAGTTACCATTTGGTAATATCACAGCATCACGACCTGGTCGAACTGGCATGTTCCATTCATGCACTAGGTCACCTCCATCGTCGATCAATGGCACTCTACCGCCACCTGTCTGTGGTGCAAACAATGTGTAACCACCTGCTGTTCTATTATCGTAATGTGTAAGTCCTAGTTTTCTACGAGCTACTGTTGTCATTTTGTATCTCCAAGTTTTTGTTTTTACCAAATTTCATCATTAAATGTTCGCCTGACGTTGTCCCGTCTACTTCTGTTTCATAATTAGGTGCATGAAAGTATACAATACTCATGCGTCTTGACTCACTACCTACTGGAGGATTAGTAACTCTGTGTAATGTGCTACGCCATTCAGGATTCCAACGTGGCATAAGGTCTCCCAAGTTTACAATAAAAGTATATGGCAACGGCTTTACATCGTGCCATTGATCATCTAAACCCATTACCTGTAGTCCACCTGGTTTGTCTTCAGTCAATAACAGAGTAAGACTTCCAAAGTCTGTATGCATACCTGCTCTTATACCTTCAGGCGATACATCTTGTTTAGGATAGTTATGCACAATCAAATTGCTAATTGGCTTGTCACTGCGTAGAGGACAATGCATTAGATCTAGTAAACGTTGTGATAAATCAACACACATCTTATCGTACTCTTCATAGACTGCTTTCATATCTTCATTGGGCCAGATGTTTGGATAGAAGAAACCCTTGGCACCGTCTGTTTCGTAATATGGATCTCCAGCAACACCTTCCTGACCCATGCTGAATGTTTCTTTTTCATCAGGTGGAGCATCCTCAATACCTAAAGTTTTGGCAAGTGCCTTTGCTCTTACTTTGTAATAACCTCTGCCATGCTCCATATTTTGAAACTGTTCTTTATGTTCTAATGGCTGATCAAAAAATGTTTTGTTAATACTAAACATTCTATCAATAAGATCTTTGCTTATTCCATGTCCGCTTACAACAATGAATCCCCATTTTTTACATGCTTCATCTATTTCTTCATGTACAATTTTAGGATCTCTACTGATATCTATTACTGGTACTTTATCCATTTAACTTCCTTTCATTTCTGATTCATGCCATTTACGCATCAAGTACCAACCAATAGTTTGTACCGTTATAAAAAATGCAAAGCCTAGTCCTGTGGCTGTCAGTATTAAAGCCATTACTAGAGCTGTTTCTAATTCTGCTTGTGCATATATAATCTGCACTCCTAATCCGCCTGCCATGCTACCACTGCCTATAATAAACTCTCCTACAATAGCACCAATAACACTAAGTCCTGCACTAATCTTAAGTCCTGCAATTATGTTAGGAATCGCGGCAGGAAAACGTAATTTTATAAAATTTGTAAAACTATTTGTTTTATGATATTGAAATAGTTCAACAAGTGTTTTGTTTGTACTGTTCAATCCTAAAAGTGTATTGTTGATAATAGGAAATAAACTAATAATAATACTGATAATAATAATGCTTTTTATTTCAAACCCAAACCATAATACAATCAATGGTGCAACAGCAACCACTGGAACTGTTTGTAATAATATTGCATAAGGATATAAACTGCGTTCTAAAACTTTGTTAAGACTCATTACTGTAGCAACAGTTATGCCTATCAATATTGCAATTACATAGCCTGTGAAGGCGGCTCTAAATGTAAGTCCTAGTCCTATCATAATTATTTCAAAGTCAGATACAAATTGTTTTGCAACGGCAAAAGGAGTAGGCAATATAAAAGCCATATCGTATATTAACGCACCAATATGCCAACCTCCTAAAAACAAAGCCAATATCAATGCAGGTGGTATAATCTTTTTTATTTCCATGTTCTTAACTTTCCTGCTATATCATTTACAACTTTACTAAATTGTGGTTTTGTTCTTATATCTGGTGTTCTTTTATTAAATGGTATATCTACTATGTCTGTAATTTTGCCAGGTCGAGGTGACATTACAACAACCCTGTTGCTTAGATAAACTGCTTCAGCTATGTTGTGGGTGACTAGGATTGCAGTGAACTTGTCTCTGGTCCACATGTCGTATAATTCTTCTTGCAGTACTTCTCTTGTTAATTCATCTACTGCACTTAATGGTTCATCTAATAAAATGTATTCGGGATCTAACACTAAACTTCTTGCAAGGCTTAATCTCATTTTCATACCGCCTGATAACTGATGTGGGTATGAACGTTCAAAGCCATTTAGGCCTACCTGTCTTAGAGCTACCGCGGCTTTGGCTCTTTTGTTGTCTGTATGTTCTAGTTCCATAAGCAATTCTACATTGCCTTGTACGGTACGCCATGGTAACAATGCACTGTCTTGAAATACAAATGCACCTTTTTTGGGTTTGGTCACACTTCCATCTGTTGGCACTAGATCAGCAATTATTCTTAGTAGTGTAGATTTGCCACAGCCTGAAGGTCCAACTATAGAAATGAACTCGCCTGTGGCAATATCTAAATTTACTTCTGCTAATGCTTGAACTTCATCAAAGTGTTTACTAACTTTGGAAATTCCTATCATTGCAGTTACCTTTTATTCACAGTTGCCCATAAAAGATAAATTATAACTCGTTGAAGGATCAAAGTCTGCAGGTACCATATCAACTTGTTTTAGTTGTCCTGCCAATTCGTCCCAACGTTCTGACTTCATACAACCTAGTTTGCTATAGTCTTTAGGTAAAAATTCAGCCTTCATAAGCTCAATAGCATTCATATGAATATCTCTAGTAACTTTCTTTGATTTTGAAAGAATAAGGTCAGCAGTTGGATCTGGATTGTTAAGTGACTTTACAAATGCCGCTCGCAGTCTATCCACAACTTCTTTTACAAGTTCTGGGTTCTCGTCAATCATCTTTTGTGTTGTAAAAAGAGTACTGTAAGGTCTGTAGCCTAAGTCTACCAATTTAATTTGATCTGTTGGTACACCTTTGGCGGCGAGTCTAGCAGGAAGAAAAAGTGAATAGCCCTGTTGGAACATTTCTTTTTCTCTAGCAAACAATCCTAAGTCGCCTTTTAGTGGAAATTCTTGTGCAGTTACACCGTATTCTGCTTTGACCCATTTCCAATATGTTACACCCATCTTAACGGCAAATCTTCTACCTTCAAGATCCTTGACAGTTTTAATCCCTTGGTCAGGATGAAATACAAGTGTATAGGGCACGTGGTCAAGGTTGGCAAAAATTGCAACAAGACCTGCACCTTTGGCGTTAGCGGCCATTACTGAATCAGATGCTTGAAGTCCAAATTCAACTGAACCTGCGGCAACCTGTGCAGTGGTATGTACTTTTGGACCACCTGGTTTGATATTGATTTTTAAATCGTGATTGTCATTGTCAAGCATTGCTTGCCAAAAAACACTTTGGTTACCTTGTGGGAACCAATCCATAAGCAAAGTGACTTCCTTTGCTTGTACTGTAGTCGCAAATAAAATTGCAACAAGAGTTGTTAAAAAAGTTTTCATTTGTTATCTCCTTCCGAGTTATTACTTTTTTATACAGGAGCATTCCACCAATGCTCCCAAGGAAAGTGTATCCAGATATCTTTTGAATCTTTGGCACATTCCTGTACGTGATAATGAGGTTTAAATTCACACTCATTATTCCACCACAAAGATGCAAACCTTACCTCAACTGGTAAGTTGGTTGCACCTTTAAGATGTTCTTGGATTTTTAAAAATGTTTCGCCTGAGTCACAAATGTCATCTACAATCAAAACTCTTTGGTCAGTCTTCTTGGGCATATAGTCTTCCCAGTCTGGGAAATCCCTAAGCGAAGTTCTGATAGGTTTGAATGGTTTTTGGAACCAATGAGACATCATTACACCTGCTGTCAATCCTCCCCTTGATAATCCTACAATTACCTGCGGGTCAAATTTATCTAACGTAATATTTCTGCACAGAGTGTTTACATCTCTCCGCATCTCATCCCATTTGTACCAAAGTTTGTTAGACATTAAAGCTCTTGCTTCATTTTAAAAAGTTATTTATATAATTCATATTGTTGTGAAGTAAAAAGGTGATACTAGTCAGCATATCACCCTTACTTACTAAAGTCCGCTTGGTACAATCACATAGTGTATCATTAACACTACGCCTACTGATGCACCTAGTCCTATCATCATCTTAAAGAAGTCTTTGGTAACCAAAGGAAACACAGATCTAAATTTCTCTTTTCCTGTAATGGTTGCCATAGCAAGTTCACGTCCGCATAATAAACCAACGAACACCCATGTTGTTGACATTGGAATGTCATTTAGTTCTTTGAAGAACCAAAGTATTAGGAAGTATACACAATCAATAATTGTAGCAGATC